CCATGTAGCAATTAATCGTTACAGTAGATTCTAATGTACCTCCAGAGTTAACTGAACCATCAAATGTAGCTTCTGTATCTCTGTCTTTTTCAGTTTCACGTTCTAATTCAGTGACTAATATTACTTTGTTAGCATCTTTTCTATCGCCTAATTTACGAATTAAAACTAATTCATCAGTACCTTGTTTTGTTGGCATAGGTTGAATACCTCCTAAATTTTTGTATTAAAAAACGCAAGCCAATTTAATGACTTGCGTACTCTACACTTATAGTTGTATGTGACAATGTTTGATTAGTTTCTTGTTCTGTACTCTCATTCACGCTTATTTGAGGTAGTGTCAATGTATATCCGTCTAGTTGTATTTCATCTAGCAGGATAGATTGCACTTGAATGTATAACTCATCATTCTTACCTTTATCATCTTCTGTACACCAAATATGAATAATTGCAGTAGGATTACCACTGTAACTGTCAAAAGTTAAACGACTAATATCATCTCTAATAGATTGAATGGCGATGAAAGGATAAGGTAATTCTTGATTGAGTTCGCTTGTGCGAATGATAGGCACGCCAAGTTCTTCAAACCTTGTATAAAGATAATTGAACAATTGCAAATTCACTGATTGTTTCATCGCATACCTCCTAACCGTTAATTAATCTTTCGAGGTCTGCTCTGACTTTCTTCGTGAACTCTTGGTAGACTGGGAACATAAACGTTTCTGGTTCCATGTATCTGGTTCCATATTCAAGGAAAGATGAATAACCTGCTTTTGAAGTGATACCATACTTGAGATGTCCTTCTTTAGCATCTTCGACCATTCTAGCTAAGTTACCAGTCCAATAACCTTTATTCATTACTTCTTTAGCACTTTTAACTGTATCTGCACTGAATTCAATCGCATTGTTATGAAGCACTTTATCCACATCATCATCAATATCATCGTACATTCTGTCAAAATCTCTGATTAAATCGTCTAAATCTCCACCACCGAAACGCATTACTTAACCTCCTCGATGTAGAACACTGTATCGTGTTCATAATCAATTCTTTTGGTTATCTGATACTTAGTATCATTAATATAAGCATGTGTCACAGTAGGCTCAAAACGACCATTTAAACGTATGATATTGATGTCTTTGTTGATGTCTCCGTATTGCACCACTGTTTTTTGTGGACTTAATGGACTGATATTACATGGTATTGCATCGTAGCGCTTTTCGTATGTTTCAGTTCTGTTTGTTTTAGGGTTGTACTGTCCTTTCGTCTCTTTAGCAAACACGACTCTCTTGTTATATCTCAATAGAAAATACCTGTCCCACGTTTACCAGTTGTTCGTGGCGTATATTGATCTATTACGTCCATATATTCGTCAAAGTCGTTTGCTTGAAATGTATTAGAACGCCCATCTACGCTTTCTTGTGTCATACCTTCTGCGCCAACACGATTAAAGCGCTTGACTGCTACTTCTTCGACGATGTATTCCAATCTATCTGGAACTTCTTCGATACCGATAGGAAGTAAGCTAATCAAACGCTTTTCAGTGTTATCTATAATTCGCATAAGCAGTTTATCTTGTAAGTCGTCTTTAATTGAGAGTAATAGCTTAACATTCTCTAATGTTGCCATGTTATCCCTCCAATGTGTCTAAGATGTCTGCTTTCGTATCACTTTCAGATACTTCAATACCATGTTTATGTGCAATTTCAATTAATTCTGCTTTTGTGTTCTTACTATCAACAACCAACTTAATATATTGTTTATTGTATCTGTTATCAGCATGTAGTAATTGAGTAATACGCTCATCTGTAATGTCAGTAGGGTAAATATCGCCCACTTCATAAGGTTTGTTAACCTCTGCATCAACAAATGGTCGTACTACTTCGTATGAATAAGCCATGTGTCAGACCTCCTTAGATTAATTAGACAGTTTCAGCTGCACCTTCAGTTAATTTAGCAAATGCGTTATCGTCTGCGATGTGGAATGCAACGTCCATAGTCACACGTAAAGCGATTAATTCTTGTTCGAATAAGTTTACTGGACTACCATCTTCATTTTGAACAGTAGACAACTGACCATCTTCTGAAATCTTGTAAGACATGTTGTAAGGAATACCGTAGAACATTTTATTAAAGTCCCCAGCGTATAAATCACCTTTTTTAATTTCATCAGATTTTAAGTCAACTACTGGAAGTCCGTCCAATGTATTAGAAGAACGATCATAGTAACTTTCATTAGTATTTTCGTCACGTACACCACGTAAAGCTGTGCGGTTTTGTGTTTTAGATAAGAAAGCATTAGCTTCTACATCATGTTCTAATAACTCATCTTCTAACGCTAATACATTTTCTAAAGTAATAGGACCATTCACAACATTACCTGAAGTTGTTACTGATTGTTCTACTGATTGAGCAAATGGGTTATCAACGTTTAGTAAACCAGCTTCATCAAACTTCTTATAGAATTGCTCAGCGATTTGTGGTTTCATTGCTTCGAAGAATTGTGAGTAAGTATAATTTAAGAACTCACGAGATGCTACGACAATTACACCTAATTTATGAGAACGCATTTTAGCACTTACTAAGCTAGGTTTAGTAGTTCTGATTTTTTGACCTTCACCTACCCAGTAAGCGCCCGGTTTATCTGCCCAATAAGTAAATTCTTTTTCAGATTTACCGTTCATATCTTCATATTTGCCTAATTGCATAATCTTTGAGTTTTGTAAAATGTCTAAAAGGATAGGTTGATTAAAATCGTTTAATAATTCGCCTTCCTTATGTTCATGCATCATTACATGATCTGGATTAAATACTTGTGGTTTTACATCTGCCATAGGTTAATACCTCCGTTATTTTATAATTCTATTTTCATTAGCAAGTTCTTGAATCGACTTTCCACTTGCCTGACGATTGCCAAAACTACTACTTTGATTGCTTGGTGTAGATTGACGAGTAGCTTCTTTCACTTGCTCTTGTACTGCATTGTCAAAATCAGCTTTGATCTCTTTAACTACATCACTAATCTTTTCGTTATCTTCTAAATGAATAAGTGACTCTGCAAATGAAGTAGGTAAACCTTTTTCTTTAAGGTCACTTTCAACATCAGATTTTAGTTCACGTAGTTTGAACTCTTTTTCTTTTTCAGCTAACGCTTGCTCACGTTCTTCAATTTCTTTGTCACGCTTTTCTTTTTCAGTTAGTTTTGCGTAGCTTTCAGCCTTTTTCTTAGCTTCTTCACGAGCTTGTTCTAAGTCTTGTTGGTGCTTACGCTCACGTTTCTTTAATGCACTATCTACTGCTTTACTGATAGCTGAATCTACTTCGCTTTTCGTGTAAGTTTCTTGCTTGCTATCGTTATCGTTTTCTGACTCTTTATTGTCATCTTCGTTAGTGTTTTCAGAATCGCCTTCGTTTTCTGCAAAAAACTGTAAATTTAATTTGTATAAGTCATCTTTAATCATTTTTTGTCCTCCTCATAAACGTTAAGCACTCGAATTTACCGCATAAAAAAAGCGCCCCAATCAGTCAATTAAGCCCGATTAGTGCGCTAGATTTATTTTGATAGGGAAACAAGTTTCTTAACCCTTATAATTAGTTATTAGTATGTTTATGAGCAGTTTAATGACTTACTTAGGTCAAGTAGCTAACGTATGCTACCAACGAGATAATTGGATCACCATTTTCACGTTACGACTTCTCATGAGTACCACCTCAAATAAAGTTTTTAGGCTCGAATGATTTCTTTTTATCTTGCTTAGGTTTCGCTTGTGCTTGGTTACTAGGATTTGTATCGTTCAGACGCTTTAATTCGGTGTGTACACCTTCCAATGCACTTGCGATACGTTTGAGTGTTTCTAACACATCATCACTCCTAGAGCGTAAATAGATGACTCTCTTTAGCATTTTCTCTATTAACAATTTCAGCTAAAGTTTTAGAGTCTATCTCATTTTTTATTTCTATTGTTTTATTTGATTTTTCTAATTCTTCACGAATCAACTTTAATTCAGTAGCGATTTCTTTCAAATATTTCTCTTGTTCAGCCATATTATCACTCCGTAAATTTACTTAGATTATATTTACCTTTACGTTCTTCAAAGAATTTATCACGCCAGTTACCTACATATGGCACGACTGCACTACGACAAAACGGGTGCATAGGTGGAGCATTTACTCCCGGAACCATGTCTTTTACTTTGAATGTTTCTTTATTCAAACCTCTACATGTTTTCGTAGTCTTACTATCTATTTTTGCTACAAATTGATATTCAGCTTCTGCACCGTGTTCTTCTAACATATGACGTTTAGACGCTAACGTTTGAACTCTTGCAGTTTCTGTAAGTAATAGGCGTTTCATGTTGTAAGTTGTTGCCCCTGTATCTTTGCGTAAGTCTTTCACAAACTCATAAGGGTGTCTGCCACGCAGTAATACATGACGTGTGGTCTTTTGTACGTGTCGTCTTACCACGTCCATATCTGACCAAAGTCTTGTACTCCATTTATGTCCTTCAAATGGTGTGAATATGATTGTTTTAACGTCATTGATAGATACTTGGAGTGTTTCTCCTAAGATACCTGCTTGTTGCTCTAATGCACGATAATAAGCGCTCTCCATGTAGTTATACATAGATTGTTCTATCTGTGCATAAGCATAAGTCACGATAAGTCCTAATTGCGCTTGCAGTAACTTCTCACGACTAACATACATCTTAGTATTGTAGGCTCTTAGTTCTGCATTAGCTTTATCACTAAAATCTTTATTTTCAACATACTGTTTCGCTTTCTGTTGGAACATTTGAACATCTACTGCATCAATCTTCTTCTTAGCCTCAATAAATGAAATACCTTCATTAATCGCATACCTTGCATAGAAACGATTGATTTCATCTTCAATATCTTCATTCATCTCATCAACAATACGTTGTATCTCTTGAGCAATCTCATAATCTGATTTACTTTCTTCATCAATGATTTCCTTTGCTCTATCTTCCCAGTAGGTCATGGACTATCACTCCTTAATATTGGTTTGATTATCCATACCCTCTAAGTTGTACATTCGTTCATCTGATTTTTGTAATTGAGCATCTTCTTCATTCTCGATACGTTCCATTTCTTGTTGTGGGTTATCAATGAACGACACAATTGACATCAACGTTTGCTGACTGACTTGACCACCAGCTTGTAAGTACATATCCATTTCATCTTTAATCGATTTAGGAATGTTACGTGTGAATGTAAATGTTAAATCTTGAATAGCATCTTTATCTAATTCACGATTGATACTCATGATTTGACCGATTAACTTATAACGTCTACGCAAGCCTTTTCGGAATAAACCTTCTTTGATTGCAGTACGTTGTTCTAGTCCAAACAACTTATATTTCATAGCCTCACCTGATTGATTGCCACCGAAGTTTTCATCAGTCATATCTGGTGTGTTAGTGAACATATGAATGTTACGACTAATTCTATCTTTATAGGCTTCGACACCATTTACATCATATTCTTTATAAATGTATTTAGCGTCTACATTACCCTCAGTCGTTCTCTCATCCATATTTGTGTACTCTGGAGGTGCTAAGTGGAATACATTCGCATCTTTTTGTAACTGTGCTGTATTGCTATCAAGTTCTATATTACCGATTACCAATAACATTGCATCGTTTAAATCACTCATATAGTTAGCTGTATCTGATTGTGCATTGTCATATAAGTCAATAAGTGGAATAACTTTCTCAAAGTCTCCACGACGCTTTTCATTATTGCTAAATTCTGTGATTGTTACTTTACCAAACGAATGTGGCTCTGGTGGTCTACGTTCTTGCAACGATAAATTAGTAGACTTATTAGCATAAAAGAAATTAGTTGCATTAGGTGTAATGATATCTACATTGTAAATATCTGTGTCATCATACTCTTTTGTTGACGTTTGCCAGTATCTCACTGCAATCAAACTATTCTGTTCAATCGTATTATCGTAAATCACAAATGTATGACGTGGATCAGATTTGTATAATCTCACTTCATCATCTTGATTACGGATAATATATTCATAAGCACGACCGAAGATAGATAAGTCAAGTCCGATTGAACGGTTATGTGTGTCGATGTCATTTAGGTTATGTAGCCCGTTAATCTTCTCTTGTGTATCTTCATCTTCTGTTTGTACTTGTATCGCATGACCAAAACAATAACCATTAATAAAGTCTGCGATGTATGATGCAAAATCATGTGCTGCACGATTATCTGCTAAGTGTCTTTCTCTACGTCTACGATTACGCATAATGTTGTAGTTAAGTCCTTGATAGTAATCATCAAGCATTTGTAATCTAGGAACTTGCGCCTCTAAATGATGACTAATACATTCGCTAATGAAATCATAATCACCTAGTATCTCGCTTAATGTACCGTCGTAACGATATGTTTCTACTGCGTCACGTCTGTATATCTTATCTCGATGTTGTCGGTACTCTGCATCTCTTTCAAATTCATTTACTTTTAACAAGTGTTATCCCTCCTTATAAGCCCATTGATTTAATAGTGCTAATATTCTTTCTAACATTTGTTTTTGTCTGTTTATGAGGCAAATGGAATCGTTCTAGGCTATATCTAAGTGCATCAAGTAAATGGTTATTAGCGTCAATTGGTTTGTTGAGCCAATTTCCTTCTTTATCTTGTTCAAATGTGTAAGTGTTCAGTTCTTCAATCGTATTTACACAAGTTGGATGCACATATATCTTAAAGCCTTGTATAAACTGAACGCCCTGCATAATTGAGCCTTGCCCTTTGATTGACGGTTTAATATTAGGAATACCTTTACGCTTAATCTCTGCAATTAAACGTTTCTCAGCACTATCTGCAACAATAAGCGCATCTTTATACCCTTTATCTACATACATTTGATATATCTCATCAGTGAGCATTCCTTTTTCATAGTGTTCGTCGTATATCCATAATTCTTTGTTCTTCATGTCTACAACGGTACTAATTAATGTAGTTGGATCGTGAGTAAATCCGAAGTCACTACCATGCGCTTTTTCTTGTGTTCGTTTGAATACTTTCAACCAGTCAAACTCTTTCACTTCAAAATTATCAAATACAAGTCCTTCAGCTACTCCCCATTCACCGTCACATACAATTCTTGCACGTCTAGGATTTGTTCTATACAAGTCTTCATAACGTGCAATATCGACATCATCAAGCCATTCGTTCACTCGAAATGTTGTCGTGTATGAAAATGTATTGTTTAGCTTAGTATCTTCATCAAAGAATGTATGTTTAAGCCAATGACGTTCACTCCATGGGTTGAATGTAACTGTAACCTGTTTGAAGAAATCAGGACTATTAACGCTACCACGAATACTTTCTACAAGCGTTGCGAATTTATCATAGGTTTCAACTTGATATGCTTCTTCTATCCAACACCAACATAATATTCCTTTATCAACAGTGATTGATGTAATCTTTAACGGATCATCAAGTCCTCTAAATAATATTTTTTGTCCAGTTGGTTTGTAAGTAATCTCTGGTAAACTATCGTTAAACTTAAATAAGTGGGTTACACCTAACTGGTTTGTAGCCCACTTTAAATCTGTATATGTTGATTGTTTGTTTGTATTGCTAAAACGTCTGACTACAAGCAAGTTAGCCCACTCATGTTCCATTAGTCTGTATATAAAGTTCAGTGCAGTTGTCTTTGATTTCTTGCTACCACGACTACCCTTTACAACTCTATAAAAATTTTTGTTGTTAAAAAATTTGTTATATCCTCCACCAACAATTTTATCTAACTGTATTTCCATAATTAATCCTCTAATGGAATATTATTGATAATTGTAGGGGTAGTTACTTCTAATTCTTGTTTGTCTACTGGAGTATAACCTGAACGATCTAATATATCTTTTGCTGCTTGAAACCTTACTAATTCACTTCTAGCTTTTAACAGTTTTGTCATAGTTAAAAGTGCTTGTGGCGTTTTCTCACTAAGATAATATGCTTGATATCCTTTTAAACCTAGCTGATATTCTTCTTTTCTTTTCCATCTGCTAATCGTCGTAGTATCGACGCCAATTTTTTTAGCAATAGTTTTATCTGTTTGTCCTGTTTCGTTCTTTATTTCTATATACTTCTGCTGTTTTTCGCTCAACTTTAAAAAGTCGTCAAAATTAGCATTGTTTAGCATTTTAGTCATCTCATATATCACCAACTCTCGCTTTAACCAATTAAATGTATTTCCATTTATAACCTTTTGCAGTTTTATATGACTTATATCCATTACAAACTTTAATGATAGTTTTGTGGTCGGTACCTACATATTTGGCAGCTTCTTTTGATCTAGAAAATGTTTTAAGTAAGTTATCATCTTTATCGAACATTCCTATTGTTTTTCCTTCTTTAACGCAATGTACTTTTGGTACAAATAATTCATTTTCAATTGCATGAGTTGTATTTTCCAAAGGAGTACACCATTCTAAATTTCTAACATCATTATTCAGTTTGTCGCCATCAATATGATTTACAAAAGGTTTCGATAATGGATTATCGATAAAATTTAATGCGACTAATCTATGAATTTTTAGATTCTTTCTTTTTTTATTTCCATTTGTCAATAAAACGTATTTGTAAC